CTATTAATATAAATATCATAAAACCCTAAAGAGTGTAGTGCGAGCCCATCAACATGCCAATTTTTATTATTCCACAAAAACTCGTTTACAACATTGAATGTAGAATATGGAACATCTCCAATAATGCCATCATAGATTGTGTAGTCGTTTAGCCCTATAATAGAGCCAACTTTTGTTTTTTCTGCTGCAGTATGCAAAAGTGGTCTAATTGATAACCTATCATTTAGTGTGTCTAGGTATATATAATCATATATTTCTGTTAACTTTGGAAGAATTAGCCTTACATCTCCTTGGAACAATTTAACACTTTTATATTGTTTAAATTTATTTTCAATAAAAGGTACTTGATCTTTCTCTGTATATAATAATTCATGTTTTGTTGGTTCGCATAAGCATTCTCCAAATTCTCTCCAAGACCAACATTTTAAGTCCCCTCGAAAATAGTCAAACAAATGTATGAGTTCTGGTTCGGTTTGTTGAGCAACTAATTCAGAGTAATATCCCCAAGCAACTCCAGCCTCCATAAACTTTATTCCTTTAGGCAGTGTCTTTATATACTCTTCTCTATTGGTATAAATTTTTGCACCATTTAGTTGTTCTTGATCAATAAGATAGGCACATTCAATTTCATCGTCTTTAACCCTAGTTGCATGCCCCCCAATAATTGGCGGTACTGGCCTTCTTGCCATCTTATAACTCTCCTCCGTCAACTTTAGTAGGTGCTGTTGCCAAAGATCCGCAATCAGCACACTTCATATCTAAAAAATATAAGGCAATTGCACCATCTTCAAACATTGCCTTAATATTCCAAACCTTAGATCCACATACGCATACATGTGTAGGTGTGCCCCGTAAATCCATCATTGTTATTTTACTGCCTTTCGTGTTAACAAGACTACAGCGCCATTGTCTTCAAGTGCCTTCTTGACTTTAACCATGTACTGAACTGCTTCTATTTTATCGTCATGACCTAGCCTAATAAAAGCCTTCTCATCTGCACGAATAACTAAAAAATGTTCGTTATCTACTAAGTCAACACTAAAATCTTTTGGTGCCCTAATAGACCTAAAGGCTTTACGCATTGCATCTGTATACATTATTTTGTTTCCAAAGTTAATGCTTGCCAGTGACTAGACCATGATTCTTTATTCTTATGGCTATTAAACTCTTTCGAAGGCTCTCCCTCTTCTAAGTAAATACCGCCCCACAAACCATATTCTTTTCCAGATACTCCAACAGCAAAACATGTTTTTATCACGGGACAGTTTAAACAAAACTGATCCATATTACTTCTAAATTCTATGCTTCCCTCTTCGTACTGTTCAAAAAACAAAGACGTTTCGTAGTTTATGCAAAGACCGTCGTCTTTCCATTTATTTCTTTTAGTTGCCAAAATCTTTACCTTTTACGTCAATTCCAACTGGATCAATTTTATCAAAATCGGGCAACCCTTCCCATAGTTGCACTGAGTCACGGTAAGAATACATTTTTTTTGCACTTGTTTTTTCTTTTATATCAAAAGAATACCAAGATGGCATTGTATATCTAACTCCAGAATCAACTCTGCTTACAATATGCTTATAATTGTTATTTCCAGGGAAAAGAATAAAAGATCCAGGAGTTGGCTTAAATGTTAAATCATATTCTGGAAAAATAATTTCTCCTCCAGTATAATCGTCATTAGGATACATTAAAACAGATATATTGTATTTATAAAAATCTGCAGTCCAGGCTGGAGTGCCGTCTGGTTTTTCACAATCAGCATGCTCTTTAGAGTTCATTCCAGGAATCCACTTGATAAAGTGTGGAGGGTTAAATGGTACTCTTTTTACTGGTACCCCATACCCGTCAATAATCTTTTCTTTAATTACCTGAAATGTTTTATGCTCATACTTATTAAGTAGATTTGCCACATCTGGATCTGTTTCTCTAATAACTTTGTCTCTAAGATCTTTTCCACCCATAAATTCATCATCATCTTTATATTTATTTAAAAATATATTCATTAATTTTAAATCTTCAGAATCTATAAAATTTTCAATAATTACTATGTTTTTTTTATCTTTTCCAATAATATCAAAAAAGTTTTTGTATGGCGTATAATCAACATTATTTTCCATTTTTATCTCCGTATTCGTTAGGAAGGTGCCAGCCTTTATTCGTGAGTTTATAAACCTTGTCTATTCCCCACTTACCGTTAATAAAAGAACCATATTTATTTGAATACCCACTTGGAGATTCTTTTCTAGACACAAGGTCCCAACCAACCCATCTAAGATCTTTAAAATTTTTAACAATTTTTTCTGCGTGCTCTAATTTATTAACTAACATAATTCTCCTTAGTATTGAAATATTCCAAGTTCAACATTTGCACTTTGTGCAGCCTTTGCCAGTGAAGATAACTGTTGTTTTGGCTTACTAAAAAATGCAAAATAATTCATATTAGGCATAAACTCTTTTATCCAATCGTCTACAGCCTTATATGTTTTAATTTTTTTACCACGACCCTTCATTCCTTTTTCTGACAAATTGCAGAATTCCATAGCAAAATTATGAATTTTGCTTTCTTTAGATCCAACAGAATAAACAACAAATTCGTTATCATCTTCAGGCATAGAAGAAAGCATAACTCCTATTGCACGCAAAAAAACGGAATAGTCATCAAACTCATTAGTCGCTTGAACTACTACCATCATTTTTTTCTGCACTCCTTAAATCGTCTAAGATAAGCATTAGCCTATCAATTTCTTCTTCTTGCATCTGCGTAGTGTCAACGGGAACAGCAAGATCCTGTTCTATATTCCCATCTTCTGAAACTACTGTTTGATAAAATATATTGTCTTGAACCCAATATGCAATATCTCCAACTACAATAACTTTTATTTTGTCTTGACTATATTTTTGTCTAGACTGCTGAGAAGGATGCGTACCTTTCTTTTTAGCAATCAGAGACTTAATAAAGTCTGTGTTGGTCGGTAAAAAATTTTGTATTAATTCATGAATTGTACTTTGCCTAAACTTAAACTGAGAAGGCTTTGCATTTTTTTCACGAAACAACATTATTGTTTTTTTACCTATATATATTATAGAGGCTAATAGCCATATTGTCAAGGCCAAAGCGGCATATTGATATATGTTATCCATAAAAACCTATCTAAATATATCGTTTAGTCGATGTGATTTATTATATTTTTTACCAAAATCTGCAAACAATGCTTTGTCTTTTTCTGCATTAACAATTTTTCGTGACCAAGAAAATCCTGCGTCTCCACCCCATGCTAGCCACATAATATAGCCATTAGATGGGTTGGCTTGATTGGCCCAATCTTTACCTTTTTTATCTACTTCATGACGAGAAAAATAAGAATACATTCTTTTAACAGTACTGAGAGAGATTGTTTCTCCTCTTGCTAGTTGTCCTGCACGAGTCCAACCTACTGATGTGCCAGCACCCTTTGCCTTACCCTGTTCTTTAAATTTAATTGCTTTACGTGCTGCTGCTCTTGCACCTGCTGGAGGAGAATATCCTTCTGCTTTTGAAATATCATCTGTTTCATATACAACAGTGTCATCATCTTCCCAAAGATCATCTGCTTTTGCAGCAGGAACACAGTTAGGAACCATTTTTCCATTTGTCCCTGGCTTCATTCCACGTTGTACATATCCATCCCAACATGGCGCTTGCTTATTTAAATCTGGACAACAATCACTTTTCATTTCATTTGCTTGACAAACTGGACAATTTTCACAGTTTACATTTAGTTCCTTGCATGTTTCGCATCCACAACCGTCATAGGATTTATCTTGATATGTATCTGTTGGCATCATTGAATTTTCTGAGTTGCTACTCATTGAGTGATTATTTATATCTGCTTTTTCAGCATCTTTATACATCATTCCAATGCTATACGCTGTTGGTTTCCACGTACCGTTCTCTTCTTTATAAATTCTAACAGCCATTGCTGGATTTTCTGGGGGCATAGATTCAATTGCGTATTCTGTTCCAGGAGTTCCGTATGTCCCACCTTCATTCATAATGTGCTCTATTACACCATGAACAACTCCTTCAGATGTTGAGCCCATAACAAAATCGCCTTCTTTAAGGTTTGTCATGATTACAGTATATCACTCATTTAAAGTTGAGGTTTATAAAAATCAGAAAGATACTCATTTTTCCATTCTTTAAAGACATTTTTTTGGATAGAGTCTCTTTCTGTTGGCCCAATGGGGTCCACTTCTGTAAAATTGCTCCAGTGGTTGCTACTAACAGCGTTAAAATTAATCATAGAAACATACTCGTTTGGGCTAAACCTCGTTGGCTTTCTCCAGTGAGCGTCTTTTTCTCCTTCAAAAATAACAGCATCATTATCATTTAAGCCAATAGAGTTTCCGTTAACAACAACATCCCATTTTTTATTTGTCTCAAATTGATAATCAAATACAATTTCACAGTTTCCGTCGTCGACGTGTGGTTTTAACTTTGGATTGCCATACTCTAATTTGTATCTATTAAATCCAACATCTTTAACTTTATAATTTTTACCATAACTATTTTTAATAATTTCTTCCACTTTGTCAATTATTTCTGACTTTAAATGTGGCAATGGCATGGTAATTCTTCCAGTGTCTGGACGAAGAGTATAAAGTTTTAGGCTTTCTTTTTCTTTAATGATATCCTTTAAATAATCAATTTCTATTTTTGAAAAAATGTTTTCGATAAATTTATGCATGCTATTATATCCCTTAATTAGGATCCATAGCCTTTATGATGCTCATTAAGATGGGTATCCTGTCATAAGGCAAATCGCTAATGGCTTTTAAGTCAAAACATTTGGAAGATAAAGCAATTATTGGATTTTTGCTTGTAATGTCGTCTATTTCTAGAAAGCCACGTTCCCAAAAATACATTGTGTCTGCATATATTGCACCTAGATGTGCGTCATATAAGTCCTTATTTACTAATTCCATCTTATCTGTCACCTTATACAAGAATTCACCAGTCGTTGGATCTATTCCGTCAACCTCAATGGCACCCGCCAAAATTAAATCGTCAACCATCCGATCTATATTGTCATCTTTGCTCACGGAGTTGACTCTTTTGTTTTATTATTTAATATTTTTGCCAAGTTTATTCCAAACTCTTTCATGTAAAAAGTATCCCACCATTTCGCATGCAGTGTACACAATTGCAAATGCTCCAGCATACTCCCAGTGGGCTTCTCCAGTTATAATTTTTTCAAAAAAATACACCATCGTGCCAACAAATAGGATGTGTACTACTGGCCAAGTAATTGATTTATACATACTTCTTTTTTTGCTTTCCATTTTTCTCCCTATGGTTTTTCTAGAATGTCACGATTGTCAACTATGCTTTTCATAAATTTCATTAAGTTGTCATATCCAACAGCATTGTCTACAATTTTATTATAATGGTGCGAACAAAACAATAGTTCTCCTACGCCACCCTCTACCAAGACGTAGGCTCTTGCTGAGCATCTATCGCAACGGTCAAGAGCAGTTAGTGTACGAGATTTTTCTTGTGTAATCATATATTAATTATACCTTGATTTTCGTAGATTGTCAATACTATATTACCAAGTCTGATTGCTCTGCTTCTTCAACGACAGAAATAGTCATTTTATATCTTTCATCTATTATTTGATATATATCTTCAAAAATTACATAATTGCTATAGTTTCTATAGTAGAATTTTCTAAAATGAAAATTACAAAAAAATGAAACACCGCCAATCTCTTCTTTACTAATTATTTTTACAAATGCTTGTTTTTTGCACCAACAATAACTATCAGATGTTTCATTTGTTTTAGTGTTTTTATCAAAGGTTTCTTTAATTTGATCTCTTTCATCGATAACCTTATTAGCAATAACTGGCCATAAGTCTGGGGTTCTGTTCATTGTTATGTCTTTTTCAAACTGATAGTGATAGTCACATAAATATCTAGTTCCATGAATTCCGTCCATAAAAACACTTGCTGGTGCAAAACATGATGTATTTGCATTCATAGGATTTTTAATTATTTTATATGTTTTTTCTGGAAAAATCAACATTGGATCAAATGCTTGACATTTTTGATCTTTTGGAATGCTTTTCATTTTTTTCTGTTGTCTGTGCTATAAAACCCAGAACCATTAAAAATTGTCCCAATTTGTGAATAAACTCTGATTAATTTTTTATTACAAGAATCACAGACATATCCTGGATCTTCATCACTTATTGATCTTTCTTTTATAAATCTTTTAGCACAAGGCATACAGTCATATTCATAAATTGCCATTATTCTTCTCCAGTCGAGTCTCTTTGGGTAGTCAATGAATGATACCACTGTGGAATAGCATATCTAATTCCATTAGAAATTGGCATAACTTCGTGAACATATATATAGTTTGATGGGAAAAATACTACACTTCCTGCTTCTGGTTTAATTTTTATATCAAGGTACGGAAAATAAATTTCTCCACCTTCATAATTATCATTTAAATATCCAACAGTAGAGATTAATCTACTACTAACCCCTTGATCCTGGTGAGGAGGCAAATAACCAGAGTTAGAATATTTTAATATGCTGAGTCTTCCTTCTGTTGATTTTACAGTTTTTCCAGCAGACGGATATACAGTATTTGCATAATGATCAAAAACTTTATCAATACCCTCGGAAACATTTTTATATATTACCGACACCTCTTCATACAAGGGGTCATTCTTTTCCATATCTCTTGGGTTTGTTATCCAAGACTTTAAACAAAACCTTTCAAGAGTTGGATCCGCACCATTCCACTCTTCCCAGGCCTCTGCTTTTGATTCAATGCCAGATTGAAGACGATTCTGTATTAGTTCAATAGTTTTAATTGTTGCCTCTGGATTTGTAATTGCATTCTTATAATACACTAACCCAGGGGCCATGATTTGATAATTCATTATGTTCTCCATATCCGAATATTAATTATATCAGAAGGTGAGCCTTTTATACACATGCTCAGGTGTCTTAGATTTATTTTATTTTAATTGTTTTTGGCTTTTTTTCTTCAGGAACTATGCGGTCAATACTAATATTTAGCATACCATCCTTTAGATCAGCACCAGTAACTTCCATGTATTCACCGAGAGCAAATGATCGTGTAAATTTGCGACCTGCAATGCCCTTATGAACAACTTCAGCATCGGTTACCTCAATAATTTCACCCTTAATGATGAGTGTTCCATTATCTACTGATACATCAATGTTTTCTTTTGAGAATCCTGCGATTGCAATAGATAGCCTATATGTATCTTCGTCTAACTTAAGAAGATCATATGGTGGATATGATTGTGAGTTTGTCTTATGTGCTGTATTTAAACGGCCTAACTCTCTGTTAAAGCCAATAAAAAAAGGATCATTGAATAGATCCATTGCGAATTGTGTTACCATTTTATTCCTCCTTCAAGCGAATAAGTTAATGTACCCCCATTTGGCAGATACATATTAATTATATCATATTTGATATTAGTATTGTTTATTTTGATGTATTTCTGGAGAGTGATACTTATCACTATAATCTAGCATTGTGGCAAGTGCATATTTAGTACCGCTTGTTACTGGCATTGCCCTATGAGTGTACATATAATTAGATGGAAATATCACAAGATCTCCAGCAACTGGCTTGTATGTATAATTCCATCCACCAAAACTTAACTCTCCGCCTTCGTAATCATCATTTAAATATTGAACTAATGATATTGTACAATTATAGTTTTCAGAGTGGTCGTGGTGATACTGGAAGTGCTGACCTTTTTCATATTTAAGAAAGTTAAATGCTTCCCAATATTTTAATTCTCCAACAGAAAATGTAGTGCAATATTCATTAACTGCAATACTTTGTCTATCATAAATTTCTTGCCAAATTTTTTGTAATTCTAAAGATTCTTTCCCTGTATCTTTTTCAAGCGTTGATTTCCTAAACTTGAAATCAAAGCAGTCTCTAAAGTCAGGCATCTTTTCAGAATATCCTACAGTTGACTCAGACCATTTATAGGTTTGGCTATTGCCAAGAATGGTACTTAGCCTATTAATAACATCTAAATCTTTGCTAATTACATTGCTGTAAATTGCAATTCCAGGTATTGGACTTTTCATTTGAACCTCTTTCTATTTTGTATTTAATTATACAACATGTAAAGAAATTATGCAAGTTTTATTTTTTAGATTTTTGTCTTGCTTTTGCCAAGGCCTCAAAATCTTTGATTTTTGTTTCACCCATATAGCCCCAAGCATGTCCATCTTCGATCATCTGTTCATTGATAGATTTATTTGATCCATCAACATATATCCATCCTAAGATTCTTCCATATTTTTCGGAACTGTCTGGCTTTTCTGTTTTTACAACAATATTCTTAGCATCTTTAATTTTAGACTTTAAGTATTCTTTTGCCTCAAGCCCCAAAGCCTTTTCTGCTTTATCTGTTGTTCTGGATTCTGGGGTATCAATACCAGCAAGTCTTAATCTTTGTGCATATGAAACACTAAACCCAAGATCTATTTCTACGTCTATCGTGTCTCCATCAACAACATTTGTGACTTTTTTAATTCTATACTCGTACATTATTCAGACTTCTTTTTTTCTTTTACATACCAAATTGGTAATTTTAGGTTGTCTCCAGACCACTCGTATCCCAGTAGTTTAACAACAAGTTTAATTATTTTAAGACGCATGCTTCTCCTTATTTATGATTATGTTGCATTTCTGCTTGATGCATCATATAGATATTATTATATCCCATTTTGCTAAATTCTTGGCAAACAACTACCATTTCGCAATCTGGATTGCCAGTAACTGTATTAATATACCCCCACCTTACCCCAGCCCTAAAGGCTTCGGCCTTATATAGGCAAAATCCACTAGAGACAGAGTAGTATTTTTTATAGGGTAATTTCCTGTATATTTCAAAATTTTCTCCAATTGCACGATCATACTCAGCCTGCTCTCTTGTTGCCCAGTGATCATAAAGGGATCTTTTTCTTAAAGTGGCAGAAGCAACAATATCAAAGTCTGGCTCTAGTTTTTTAAAATTTAAAACTTTTTCCACTGCAGGCATTTTAAATTCAACGTCAATATCTATTATCAAGACATAGTCAACATTTTCTAAGAAGTTGTTAGCAGTAAGGGCCTTATTTCTTGCTACCGATAAATTCTTTACTCTATCTTCATCTTTTGTTGAACCATAAAACCGTGTATTAATTTTTTCTGAAACAATAGATACACCAGCAAACATAGAATAATCTTGTTTAAAGATTAAACTCTTGGTTGAGTCTGTTGAATCATTTTCGTATAACGACAAATAGAATTCATATTCTGGGAAAAAATCAACCATTGCCCTAAGCCTATTGTAGTAATTAACATAAAAATCTTCATCATTCCTAACAATAGAGCATATTAAGATTTTTTCTTTTACTTTTTTTAGTTCAACTTTTGCTATTTTATTTTTAACATATTTACCTATGCAGTTATCAATAAAGTCTGAATAGTCTTTTTTAATTTTATCCCAGTTATAGGTTTGTGAGTGCTTATATGAATTATCACATAAATCTTTATATGTTCTTTCATTTTTAAGGATTTTAATTTTTGCATAAAAATCATCCTCGCTATCTGCAATAAGCATTGACTCTTCCACTTCTTGACTAGAGAATCCCCTTGCCCCTATAGTTGATGTCACTATTGGAATGCCATATCCAAGAGCCTTCATCATTTTTAAATGAGTTCCAGATCCACTAGACATAGGGTTTATAAATGCAAATGATGTTCTAAAATATTTATCTAAGGTCTCATCATCTACATGACCAGTAATATGAACATTGCTTGAAATGCTGCCAGCCTTAATTCCATTACCACATCCACCAATAATAATAAAATTAAATTCTGGCAATGATTTAGCAAAACTAACTACTGCTCTTGCTGCAACCTTATTAGGTGGATGTCCACTACCTACAAAAATAATATCTCTAGAATTAAGTCTATTTTTGTAATCAATCTTATTTTGGATTGTTGTACCATTGGGGATGTATGTTCCAGAAATATCTTTACCGTAGTAGTTTTGTAATTTTATAAAGTCTAATTTTGAACAATATGTAATTTCTTTTGCCTGATTTAAAATGCGGGTTTCCATGTTTTCAACTATAGCAAGAAGTTCTGCATTATTGATATGAACCTGTTTGGCTAGTTCTAGTTCTGCATTATGTGAGTTATATATGATTGGAATATTTTTAATGTTTTTAACAAGAGGTGATACTGAATAATGGTCAACAATTAAAATGTCATGCTCTTTTGACAAATCTGCTAAAACTTTAGTAAAAATGTTTAAATCATCATTTAATATTTCAAAAACAGCATCATGATTATCACTAGCAAAATTAGAAATAAGATTTTTTCTACGTCTATGCATAGCAGATCCTATCTGTGGCTGTAAATAAGCAATATTATTACCTATCTTTTTATTAATTAGTTCATTGTTCCAATTAAAGGACAAGAACGTAACTTCATGATCAGTTAAGGCCTCAAGCAAGGTTGCAGTTCTTTCTTTTCCCCCACTATTTTTTGACCAATCTGGTAAGTTAGCGCTTACAACTAATATTTTTGCCATATTACCCATTATACCCTATGCTATAATTTTTAAAATGGACTATGTATATATATGTCGTAGTGGCGACAATGATGAGTTAAGATATTCATTAAGGTCAATTGAAGAAAATATGCCAGAAGGAAGAGTCTGGGTTGTTGGTCATAGGCCAATTTGGTATATAGGTGATTTTATCCCTGTAGATGATATTGGTGGAAAATTTGATAATATTAGAAACTGTATTAAAACTGTATCAGAACACTCAGAAATATCTGATGATTTTGTTTTAATGAATGATGATTTTTTTGCCTTGAGGCCAATTAATAAATTAAATAATTATCATGGAGGTTTACTAGAAAATAAAATAATGAGATACAAAGAATTACGGATGGCATCTAAATATATAAGATTGCTAGAATTAACTTTAAAGCAATTAAAAGAAAATGGAATTAACAACCCAATAGATTATGATATCCATATCCCAATGACAATTAATAAAACAATGTTAAAAGATGCAATTAATTTAGCCTTTTTCCCAAGATCAGCCTATGGAAATTTAGCCAAACTTGAGGCTACTAAAATTACTGATGTCAAAATATATAATAGCGGAGAAAAAATTAATTGGGATAAAATTATAAATAATGATTTTGTATCAACAGAAGATAATTCTTTTATATCTTTAAAAAATAATATACTGCATAAAATGTTTAATAAACCAAGTAAACTAGAAAATCCTAATTACTAATGTACACTAGGTAGGACTTGAACCTACGATAGCCGAATTATGAGTTCGGTGCCTTAACCAACTTGGCTACTAGTGCATTCTGCGTCCCCAACGGGATTTGAACCCGTGTTAACGCCGTGAAAGGGCGACGTCCTAGGCCACTAGACGATGGGGACTCGCTGGCCTACCAGGCTTCGATCCTGGGACATCCGAATTAACAGTTCGGCACTCTACCTGCTGAGTTATAGGCCAATATAATAAGTTTATCACCCATGTCTTAATTTGACAAGTTTATTTTAAAAAATCTGGATCTGAATATTTTTTTAATGATGTATGCATGTAAAGCGCAGTATATCTATGTCCAGACTCAATCTCTGTTATTCCATGGATATATTCTGTTCCAGCGCTAGGGAAAAACACAGCAGAAAATTTTTTAGGTTTATAGGTAAAGCCTTGATTAGGAAAGTAAATTTCTCCACCCTCGTATTCTGAAGGATCATTAAGATACATTATGGTGCTCCACTCAATAAATGGCTCTGGACCCTGGGCATCTATATGTAAATCACCTTTAGTTCCAGCGGTCCAGTGGGATCCGAATGCCTTAAATACATAGATATTGTTTAAATATCCATTTAGTGATTTGTGAATGTTGTTGGTTTTGTGCCCATACTTGATTAAAATATTCATTACGCTATCGTTATAGGGAAGCGCAGTACCTCCATATCTTTTTTTATAATATTCTGGATAAGGGTTTGTTTCAGAAGGATTGTTCATCTCTGAAATTAATTTTAAAGCATCTTCTTCTTGAATAAAATCTTCAATAACAGAAATTCTATGCATACTATTCCACCTCTTTATATTGTTTAATAAATCTTCTTCCACCTAGTCTATCGTAAGATGTTTCGCTAACTTTATAAAAAACATCATTTGCATAAAATGGCAACCAGTGCAAACTTGAAAAATTAAAATTATTTTTTTCAGAAAACTTATTTACAACATCTTGTCCTAGATTACCTATAAACTCATTTGCCCCTGTTTTAAATAATTTTATGACCTGATTGTAATTGTGATATTTAGAAAATGGTACATAATAATTAAAATCGGTAAGAGTGCTATATTCACTTATATGTACCAGGCTTGTTGGAGCAGCAACTATTTCTATGTTATCTTTGCAATATTGTAAAGACAAAACTTCTTCCTCTCCATGATATTTTAGCCATCCTGGAAAATTATACTCTCCAAGTTTACTATTTTTCATCATAACAACGTTTCCAAATATTAAATTTCTATCTATGTAGTTAGTAACTGTATAGTTTGATATATCGCTAAATGTTTTGTTTACATAAAAAATTTTTGAGTTATCAAACGTTACTTTTTTATTTCCAGAAATAACAACATTTTTATCTTTTACATAATTTATAAATTCAGTATCCCAGTTTTGAAATAATGTTGTTCCTGGCGTTATCGTCATGTGATATTTGCCCCCAACAGTTGCCTTTAATCTATTATCTTTATAATCAACAGCGCCTTCATTATTGTCCCAGTTAATATGGAAATAGTCTCCGTTACAGTTTTCATAGGAATTAACCAGGTCTTCAAGAAGTTTTGATCTATCTATTGCATTTTGATCATGCCAGTGAATAAAAATAAAAACATCGCCAGATACCTTCTTCATCAAATCTGACAATGTATCTATAGCGTCTTTGGTTTTATAAGAATACATGACAACATTAATGCTGTCCCATTCTTTTTTAGTATTTGTATTGTCTAACATTTATTTAAAATTTTTCCTTTTCCAAATATCTTTTTTATAATATCCAGTAACTACTGTTCTTCTGTTTTCTGCCTTAAACTCTTCTTCTTCAATAATTTGATTACTATCGTCAACCTCTATTTCCCAAGAGTCTCTTTTAAAAGGAAAAAATTGCATAACTGGCGTACCTTTTGGAATAGTTCCGATAAAGTTTCTTTTTACAAAAAAAGAAAAAAATACTGGCAAGCCCCAAGAGTCTGAATCTACAACTCCAGAAAGAGTATAGAATGGTAGGTCGTACCTGTTCATTGGGTGAGTCACTAGGACAGAGTATCCTGGAGGTGTTCTATAAAACCAATTCATCCTTACTCCAAAGTGTACTGGATGACAGTCTCCTGGTATTGGAACCTCAAGGGTTGGTCGCTTATCGATTAGCATAACGTCACCTTTCCAAGTTAACTTTGGATATCCGTGTTCATTTTGACTAACCTCAAGATCATCTTCCAGCAAATAGTAATAGCCAGATGTTAATGCGTCAAAAAAAGGAATACATTTTTTTGTTGCAACAAAAGTTCCATCTGTGCCTACATGGTTTATTGGATTTAAATTTTTTTCACTATTTGTTGGGCCGTATAAAGATAAACTTTTATACCACTCTGGTACTTGAGAAATTGCTGGCACAGGAGGGATTAGTTTATTTTCAAAGTCTTGAATTGTTGGAATAAAGGTTAGTTTTTTATTTTTACTCATTTATAGTCTTTTGCAACCCTCATGTTGTTTCTATAAAAATTTTTAAATTTACTTCTTATTAAAAGTCTTTGAGACAATAAAGTTTTATTGGATTCCTCAACATCAACTAATTCCATAGAATAATTATCTCTTTTAAAAGGAATTACCTGAACTAGGGGAGTTCCTCTCTCTAAAACCCCTTTAAATCCTTTTTCTAGTTGTATTGAAAAGTGACCGTCTGTAATAAATTTATCTGTATCTACTATTCCGCCAAATGTTCTAAATGGTAATTCATCTGAGTGAAAAGGATGAGTAAACAAAGTGCTATATCCTTTTTCTGTTCCAACAGACCAAAACGGCATAATTCTAAAAATTTCTTTATGGTATTGTTTTTCATTTAATGGGTAGTGAGATACTTGCTCTGGAGCATGAGAAGAAACTAACTCTCGCTTTACTTGACTAGCAAAAGATGGCACAGACCATTTTAGTTTATTCGGATCTGTTGCATCTACATATATGTCACAAGGAATATATATAATATATCCACTAGTAATAATATCAAAAATTGGCATACATCTTTTTACTGTTGATGCACTTCCTCCAGTTTTTAACATTTGCTCTTCGTCTGATGTACCGTATGCTGGTTGTTGTTTGTACCATTCTGGAATATTTTTAGATGCTGGCGTTGGCGCAGGAGACATTGCTTGGGTTTCTTTACTAAAAGGATAAAACTTAATCTTTGCCATAAAACTCCTTAATTCTTGCTACAACATCATTCTCTGCGGTAAAAGTAATGAAGTAGGCTGGTTGCCTTCTTTTAATTCTACCATATCCGTCTGGCTTCATGTGTGAGCCTTTGTTTTTAAATTGAAAAAGTAGCATTTTTGGATCAACAATATCTGAATTTTCTTTGCTAGAAATATATTTTTCCTCATAAAAATAAAATGGAGAGTTCTCTGGTCTAGAAATGTGGACTTCAATCCCGTCGCAATCAATAAACCAGGTCATTGCCCATCTAAAAATTTCGCTAAAGCATTCTTCATTTTCTATAGTTTTTGCTCCATATTTATAAAACTGCCTCATGTGTATTTTTTCTACGGCATCTAATTTACTATTTTTTTCTAGCAAAAAAACCTCTGCAAAGTTTTCTTGACACAGCGTAACTGTATTGTCTACAATCGAAACTAATCTAGGGGGTGATGATAATTTATACATATATTTATTGATTGGCTTTATAATTGAATCTTTATACTCTGTTTTTAAAATTTCATTATAGTCTAACCAGTCATTTTTTATATTAGACCTTTGATTAATAAATACAAATGATTTTTTTGTAGAATTTTCCCAAATATTAAAATCAAAATTGTTCATATTGATCCTACTATAATTTTATGATTATAAGTTTTTTCCCAAAGTTCTATATCTTTTTCATCATTTAGCAAAGGCTGACCCTTAATATTTAAACTTGTATTTAATAGAACTGGCACACCAGTTTGTAAATAAAACTTGTTTAAAACTCGCCACAAATCTCTGTGTTGATAACGATTAACGGTTTGTACTCTAGAGGTTCCATCAGCATGAACAACTGACGGGATCTTTTCTGGCTGAAGACATTTTACTGTGTACTGCATATATGGAGAATCAAAATCCATATCAAACCATTTATCTGCACACTCTTCCATAACAACTGGAGCGAATGGCCTAAACGGCTCACGTTGTTTTATTAAATTAACCTTATCCTTTATATCAGGGTCTCTTGGATCAGCAAGTATGCTTCTATTGCCTAATGCTCGTGGTCCGTATTCTGCTCTTCCTGTTGCTACCGCCACAATTTTATCTTTTAATATACCCTCGACAATTGCATTAACTGGATAGTTACCTCCTAAATCATAGCCAAGGTATGGAGTTTCCCAGTTTAAATGTTTACCATAAAGCGCTGCTGCTGCTCCAAGAGATGACCCAGCATCTCCAGGATTAGGCATAATCCATATATCGTCAAAAATATTCCACAACTCTGTATTTGCTGAAGAGTTTAAAGCGCACCCACCCATAAAGACTAAATTATATTTGCCAGTAATTTTTTGTGCGTGTTGCATAAACTCAGTCAGTCTATTTTTATATACATCCTGCACTGCTGCAGCAATATCAAATTTATCTTGTTCTGTTTTAACCCATCCCCAGTCTGTAATTCCTTTGTGGAAGTTATATTTTTGTTTTTTTATTGATGGGAAATAGTCATTAACTTTTTTATAGTATTTTTTTGAATCACCATACGCTGCCATGCCCATCATAATATACTCTTCTTGGTTTGGCATTAGGCCAATCAACTGTGTAAATGCGGAATAGAATAGACCAAAACTAAATGGGTAGTTGTGTTTTTCTTTTAATGTTATTGTAGAACCTTCTCCAGTCCAAATTGTTGACGTATTAAATTCACCTATGGAATCTAAAACAACTATTACGGCATCATCAAATGTGCTTGTAAAATATCCTGCTGCTGCGTGAGAATAGTGATGTTTAAATGATACCCTTGGAATGTTCTCTATATTAAACTTTGGTTTCCAATCTCCCAATCCACCATTTAATACAAGCCTTGTTTTTTTTAAAAGTGGCTTTTCGTAATAGGCTATATAGTCTGGTTTTCCGTATGACAATGCGTCTTTAATTAAATCATTGTTTACATACCAATCATTTTTTTGCTTGCTGTATCTTTCTGAATGCCCCGCAAATAATATTTTATTATTGTCAATTAAAGACACAGATGCATCGTGGGATGTTTCGTTAATACCTAAAATTATCATATCAATTAATTATCTTTAATACAACTTGGCAAGGATCTCCGCCATCCTCCCACTCTTGTTGTTCCTCTTCTGTCATATATGGATCTCCTTCATGCGTATTGCAAAATGGTGGAGTAATCCACTTTCTGTTAATTCCATTTTCTAGCCAAATGTCAAACTCCTGAATATTAGAAAGTTCTTCTTGCTCTTCTTCAAACATGTTATTCATTATGCACTCACCGTATCTATTGGCCCTTTACATGAAGGGGAGTATTCTATTGCTGATGCAACTGCTTGCCTTACTCTGTTTCTAGGATTTTTTTGTTTTTGTGTTGAGTATAAGGACCCATATGCATACGCAGAGCCAGAACCCATACATAAAAATGGTTGTTGATATTCTGTTAATGACATATCAATTGCATTGTGCTCAAATATTCTTCCACGAATACAGATTATCATTCCAAAATCTGCGTCTTTGGTTGTGTCTACCCACCACTCTTCATAAAACTTTCTTAATGATTTAATAAATTTAGTATACATAAATTTATCTAAATTTCCTTCTGGTAGTGGTGGCTTAAAGTTATGTCTAATTCTTTCGCCATCCATAGTTCCAGCATATCCAAAAAGATACGGACCAGTTTTCCAAACTTTGGGGGCAACAATAGACATTATATTATCATCATCGGAAGCGCCACGATCTCCTGCCATAAAAACTTTGCCATCTTGTTTGACAACGGCAATAATGGTCATAGGAATCCTCTCAAACTGGTATATTTAAGTATACCAAAAGATTTTTGCTTGTCAACTACTATTATTTAATGGTTTGCCCACACGCTGAGCATGTTTTGGCTTTATTTTGAGATTTTTTATCAGCAGTTGATGCTGTTTTTTTCGCTGTTCCAAATTTTGGACGACCAAACCCAACGATTGAGATTAGCACTCCAGCCTTATTTTTCTTATAAGCACGAAGTTGCTTGCAAACCTCTCCACCATTTCTTTGGCTTCCAGACTTTTTTGAAGAAGTATTTCCTTCAATACACCAAACAGTTCCATCTTCATTATCTTTTACAACAATACCTACGTGACTAATACGATCAACGCCATCTGAAGGGAAATCAAAATAGGCTATATCTCCTGGTTCTGGATCTGCTATATCAACATCAATCCATTGACCAGCCTTTTTAAATGCTGCTGCCCCACTTGGTGTGTAAACTGTATTGGGAATTTTTACCCCCGCTTCATTTCCACACCAGTTTACGAAACTTCCGCACCATGGTTGAAAGTTAGCCTTTGTGTAAGCGCCATACTTTGTTTCGTTATCTTTTGGACCCTCAATGACTCCAATTTCTGCTTTTGCAACTTCAATTAAACGTTCTGCTGTACCTTGATCTGCCATTTTTATTTATCCCAATCTGTGTCAACTGGTTGTTCTTCTGGCATTGCACCATCTGGTTTTGCTGCCAAACGTGCTGCTGTGGCATCAATTTCTGCTTCTAATTTTTTATCTGCTTGAATATTCTTAGCATCTGTTTCTTTGTTTGCTATCTGTGCAGCCATTACATCTTTAGCGCCGTCTCTGCCAATTAAGATACCAGCAAGTGTTCCAGTAATAAATGTTGCTACTGATGACAAAACATTGAAAAACATTTTATCATTTTCTGATTGTCCACCAATTGGCTGTGTTACAAAAACAAGGGCATACAAAATACCCATAGTTGTAAATAGTAAAATTGTTCCTAATGTTAGACCAAGAAAGAACTTTAATCTTGCTTCTAACTGATCTGTTGTATATTTTTCTCTCATTTTGTTACCTCTCTTGGATCAAAACCATAAATATCATTTATGCATTCTCCATACCCTAAACAAGTTGGTGGATTACATGACTTTTTATTCCAGTTTTCTGGATCTTGACATTCATAACGATACTTATTAGCACATCCAGTTAAGGATAAGGCTAATAGAGATATCACTAGAAGGCTACGAAGGGTTTTCATACCTTCCATTATACTATATTATTGCTATTCGTCTTCTTTACGGATGCCTATGGTTGCAAACCATATGGCTACTGAGGCTAGGGTTACATACCCAACAACAGTCTTAGCGCTACCTTCAAGCACTACCCAGGCTACAAAAAATCCCAGGAATGTAAAGTTTTCGTTTAGGGCTGCCATCCCCCATTCTTTTAACTTTTTCATTTAGTTTCTCCTTCTTCTAGGTGCAGTAGCAACAATTAATTGACCAGCAACTATTGTTACAACTACAATGTCTTCTGCTTTTTCACGTTCTGGAATAGACATGTCGGCACCCATGTTCAGTAGGGCTTTGCCTAACTCGCATTTTTGCTCTTCTGTCAAACCTTCAATTGCCTCATCTGGATTAAAACAAGCAGCAATTGCTCCTACCAGCGCTGCTGGACTTTCTAATACAAGCAGTGCAGATGCTACTTCTGCTTGAATAACTACGGGGTTACCGTTTGCATCTTCTCTTACCTCTACTGGAATTGTAGGTGGAAGATCACGATATTCAAGTCCCGCCGATTCTATGTTTGCAGCAGTTACTGGTGCTCCCTCTGCTGATTCTATCAATACATCTGCAACTAAATCTTTTTCTGCTAAAGTAAATTTGCCGTCTTCAGATAAGGCTTCAGATAAATTAACAACTTCTGCAGTTGTTATTTCTCCATCTGCAGAAAGCATTTCTGTAATAAATTCTGCTTCTGCTTCTGTTAATCCGCCCTCTGATAAAGATTCAGATACTTCAGCAGCAATCTCTGCAGACACTTCTCCACCTTCAGCAATTGCTTCTAATACTGCAGAAATTTCAGATACATCTAAACTACTATCGCTAATTAAATCAGTAATAACTTCTTGAATATCTTCTACAGAAAGATTTGCACCACTTTCTGATATTTCTTCAATAGAAACTTCACTTTCTTCAAATACAACCTCTGCTTCTTCTGCAGGAGTATCAACTGGTTCTGTGTCTATTGGCTCCGTATCAACTGGCTCTGTATCCACAGGATCTGTATCCACAGGATCTGTATCTACTGGATCTGTATCTACTGGATCTGTATCAATTGGCTCTGTATCAATTGGCTCTGTGTCTATTGGCTCTGTGTCTATTGGCTCTGTGTCTATGGGAGTTGTGTCTATGGGAGTTGTGTCTATGGGAGTTGTGTCAACTGGAGTTGTATCTACAGGACCACCACCATTTAAATTTGCACCTTGTGGTGCTGGTACAGAAATAACAGTATCAGTATATTGACTTACAGGTCCAGACCAGTTAGCAACTCTAACAGTATAAGTAGCGCCTTCTGTCAAACCACTTAACTGAATAGATGCAGGAGCACCATCTGTATTATATGTTCCACCAGCATATGGATTATCTGCATCTGGATCATCTGTTATTACTTGATAGAACCAAGTGTTTGCTGTATATCCTTCAGGTAGGGATGGTGTAATAGTTGCGGTAGTTCCTGCAACAATTGGAGTTGAAATTATTGGGGCAGGGGTTGGAATGTTGTTATTAATTGCAGTAACTAGTTGACTTGATTTAGTGTTTAATGATGACTCAAGAGATGTCTTTGTTGATACCGCTGAGTTTACCGTATTGGTTAAAGATGTAGTATTAATAGCATTTATATTAGATGTGTTTGTAGTATTTTGAGCAACTACTGGAGTAAGGCTTGAGTTTAATTGTGCAATAGTTGCATTTGCTGAGTCAACCGCTGCCTGAACTGTTTCTGTATTTGGGTCTACATACGGAGTAAATGCTGCACCTTGACTTATTTGTCCAGCAAAACCTGCTCCAACATTAGTATCTGTAATTGGAATAAGTGCACCGTTGGTTGTTTCTCTAACATTAAATCTTGCTTGATCTGGTATAGGTCCTGTTGCA